ATGCGCAGGTCTGAGCTTCTGCTGTTACGCCGAGAGCAGATCCGCGACAAGGTTGCGGTACTGGAGGACACGAAGAACGGTGAGCGTCGTATGGTGCCGCTCTCGAGCAGGGCTCGCGAGTTGCTGAAGTCCCTGCCTGCGCGAATCGACGGCAAGGTGTTCAGCCTTGCGCCAAACACAGTCAGCAACTACTTCCCCAAGGCTTGCGAGGCCGCCGGCGTCAGCGGCCTTACCTTCCACGACCTGCGCCATGAGGCCACATCTAGGCTGTTCGAACGCGGCTTTTCCATGATGGAGGTCGCCGCGATCACCGGGCACAAGACACTGGCCATGCTCAAACGCTACACGCATCTTTCTCCTCACGCCTTGGCCGACAAGCTCGGCTAGGCCCTCTTCAGCAGGCGAGGCGGTTCTTTCCGTGGCCTGCCAACCTTCGGAGCCTTGTGCTCTCCAGCCTCGTAGTCGCGCAGAAACTTGCGCACGCTCTCTAGCCTCCAGCATACCCGTATGCCCTGCTTGAAATATGGGGGTAACCAGTCGGGGCGCGCCTGGATCGCGCTGCGTATTGATGACTCTGTGCGCCCCAGCAGCTTGGCAAGTTCTGGGACATGGATGATTTCAGGTTCCATAGGCAATACCTCTCCGCCCCAGCTATTGCCGGGGAGGGCATGATCGTAGGATTTGTTGCCCAGCCGGGTTAGCTCAGGGAGAGCTAGTGGCGCCCGGCTGGGTTATTCGCTTGCTTCTTCCCATAGGTCTTTCCATACATCGATGGCGACCAGCAGAAGCTGCTTGTATTTGAAGAATGGGTAGATGAATGGAAGCACCAGAACAATGGGAGCCGTGACGACCAGCATGGTTTTCATGTAACCCTTAATGACTCCGTTCCAGAACGGGCTCATTCGCCACCTCCCATAGACTTGCCGATCTCGGCTGCGGCGCGGACGATGGCGCGGCGGGTGGCTTCGTATACGTCTGTTCCCCGAGGTTCAGTAATGTCATCTCCGAACGTTCTCATTTCTACCATGATGATACGACGACACACTCTGACATGAAGGCTCAGCTTCACAGCCAGCCTCAGCGCGTGGCCGTCTTCGGTAAGCGAGTTCCAGGCCGTACATCCATCGACAATCCAAAGGCTGGCTGTTGCGGGATCGACTATGGCATCGCGTTCGGCCTGACGCTGTTCATTGATCTGCATCCCCGCCGCCCGCGCCGCCAGTTCGAGTAGTGTGCGGTCGTTCATTGCTTGCTCCATCTGCTCAACTCCTGCCCTTTCAACTCGGTCTGCTCGTAGAGTTCCTGCATATCCCCGACGACCCGGAAGATTCCCAGGACGAAGAGAACGATGACTATCACTGCCAATATGGTTTCGTTGTCGTTGTCCACGGTTGGTCCTCCGGGGGGCGGATGCGTTGGTTTCGTTGTTGGGTGTCGATGCCGGGGTTCCGGCATCGGAGGGAAATCAGAGGGTTACTCTTGCTCGCTCAGCAGGGCGCTCAACTCTTCAAGTGCGCCAATGCGGTCCTGCGCATCCGAACTGGTAAGTGCCGGAGTTACGATCCGCCGCAAAAGCCCCTCGCTCACCGCCTTGCCGTTGAGGCGCGGGGCCGCATTCAGCATTGACTGATAGCACCGATGCTTGTTGTCCCTGTTGCTCAGGTTGCTGTGCATTGCGTTGTCAGCTACGCATCCAGCGCTGAGCATTTCGTCGTTCGGCTCGATAGGCACAAGCGCAAACCCATCCGGCACCACCACCCTTGCGCGCAGGGCTTCGACTTCCTCAACAATCGTCTTTACACGTAGTGGTAAGTCGGCATATCCCCAGCGCGTGAGTTCAGGCTCTGGCCCTCGAATGGCGACAATGGACTGGCTCAGCAACTCGGCCTGACGGTTGCAGAGAGCCTCGTACTCTGCGACTTCCTCCCTTAGCGCCTGGGCCTCGGCTTCTAGCTTGGCATCATGTTCTTCTTCGGTCATGGCTGTTCACCTATCTGCATTTCACTAGGCACTTTCGCCCAATTGAAGCCTTTGTGATTTGGGGATTTCCCGTTTATGGAGTTGTAAATGTTTCCGTTATTAAATCCACTCTTAACGGCTTGATTGATGGATACGAAGAAATATCCAACCGAGCCGTCTATGGGCATTGCGACTACCTTGGTGGACTCTCTAAGAAGCCCCATCTTTTTTGCATGATTTAGATTTTCCAAGCGCGTAACCCATTCTAGATTTGAGTGATGATTATTTAGCTTATCTCCGTCTATGTGATTTACTTCTAGCGACTCGAAGGCCTTATCTAGGAACGCCAAGGCCACAATTTTGTGGACCGTGGTGTTCTTCTGCCTGCCATTGGCGCACAGACCTACTGACATGTATCCGCTAGTATTGGGGAATTGCTTTTTGATCTTTTTGCGTATAACCCCGATGACTTCGCCATGCTCTGATACTCGGTATAGTCCTTCATAACCAACCACTTCGCGCCATTCAGTCATCGTTCCCCTCCTTGCCGTGCGCGGCGCGGTCCAGGCGCTCGATCTCGGCCAGCGCCAGGGCACAGGCCTTGACCATATCGCGTCGAGCAGTGCTCGGCTTCCACCACTTCGCCGAGAACGGCCAGATAGCTGGCGCTTCGTCATTGGCTCCGTTGAGGATGTATGCCGCTGCGGCGCGCGGAAGTTCGGCGGCGCAATAGAGGTCGTCGTGCTCCGGCGTCCAGCCCTCGGCCTCGACCTGCCGGCGTCGCTCGGCTTGAACGTCGATCCATGCCTGCGGCACTTCTTTGCCGGGCGCGGCGGCGAGCACCTTTTTCAATTCGCTGAGTGCGTATTTCGAAGTTGGGCGGTCGCCGTCAGCTTCTAGGGCGGCTACAACTAGCCCCAAAGCGCGCTTAAGTTGAGGTGCGATAGGCACGCTGTGCTGAGTTTGTGCCGCGGCTCGTTCTTCCGCTGCGACACAAGCACCCGTGAGCATCCGCTCAGCGGTTGTCCACTGGTCTTCGTCTAGAACGTGGCTCAACCAATTGCCGAGGCGGCGCAGTGGCTCCGGTGCTCTGTCAATGGTGTTCGATATGTAGTGCTCGAACCGTTCTTCCGGAGACTCACCGTGCGGCCAGCGGCTTTCAAGCTTCGAGATCTTGTCCAGGGCGAAGTCGAGTCTCAGATTCAGCCTGGAGCGAATGATAGACAGGCGGTTCAGGTCCTCACTCAGCTGCGCGTTCTCCGCCCGCAGCGCCCCGACGATGCGGTCGTGCTGTTCGAATAGGTCAGCGGCTTTCTCGGCGTACTCGACGATGGAAACGTCGCACCCTGTATCGCGGCCTTCGGCATCCTCGAAGCGCAGATCAACGTTGTCGCCGTCGATGTCTTCAGCGTCCATAGCGCCGATGTTGCGCAGGACGAACGCGACTTCCGCCACCTCCGGCCGCTCCGCCTCTTTCTCCGGAGTGGACTCGAACTCGTACAGCCGCTGGGCGGCTTCGACTACCAGCCGAGACGACACGCCGGCGCTGAAGCGGACGCCACCGACCTTGGCTGGCTGTTCCAGCTTGGGCCAGTGGTTGAATGCTCGGCGGGCGAGGGCAATGTCGCAGACCGCAGCCGGAACAGGCTGGCCGTCCTCGCCCTCGAGTTCGTTGGCCAGCCACTCTTCGAAGCTGGCTTCATACTGAGACTGGGAGGGTTGCGCCAGGGCGGCGCGGGCTTTCCACCCCTCCCATGCATCATTGGTGAACTTGGCGTCCCAGTTCACAGCGATATGCGCCGGCATGCCGCAGTGCTTGCGCACGAAGAGTTCAAACGCTGCACGCTCATCCCCGCCTACCTGCTCTACCGCAGGATGTGCCGGGCACGGATGGACGAGGGAGCCGTCGCCGGAAGGGCAGGTGCAAATCTTTGATTCGGTCATGGGAGCTTTCTCCAGGCCTCGGTTTCGAGGTCAGAAACGGTTATCAGTCGGCGCCGGCGCTCGATGTTTTCGAGTTGAATGACCTCACCCAAGCTGTCGATGACGACCCAGTGAATGCCGGTGGGAATGTGCAGGTAGCGTGCTGGCGCGGGGGAACAGAGGGCGTTTATGCGGCGGACTGCGGGGCTTTCGTCGAATGGCATGGCTCATCCTCCGGGTAGACCCGAACGCCATCGGCGCCCTGGGACTGGTTGATCGCCATCTGCTTAACCGCTCTCGCGATGCGCAGAATGTCGTCCGGCGTCATAAGCTGGCTTTCTTCAGGCCAGCCGGTGACCGTCACACCGCAAGGGCGGTGATTCGCTGTTAGCTGGTGCATGGGGTTATTCCTGTTTGGTCAGGGATGGCAGACTTCGACGACGCGGTGATAGTCGCCACGGAAGGGCATGGCCTTGTAGCCCTGGTTCATGGGATAGATTCCCCAGGACTGGCGAGAGCAGGCCGCCATCATCGCCGCGTACTTGATGACCTCGATGACGTCTTTCTTGATGTACATGACATGGCCCTCATGCACCCATCGCCGACTTGATCTGTGCCGAGTGACTGCGGCTGACGGGAATCCAGTTCTCGGTTCCGAGCAGCAGCACTTCGCCGGCCTGGGTGTCGTCTGGCCGGCGCTTGAACCTGCTGATCAGAGACCGGCGAACCAGGGCCTTACGGTGGGTGCGGATGAACTCGGCGGAGAACTCTGATTCCAGGGTCTTGAGCGCATCGCTCAGAACCAGAAAGCCTTCCCGGTAGTACGCGATGACGTACTTATCCTCGGCGACGAAGTGGGTGATCTGCTCAACCGGGATTTCCTTGGAGCGCTTGCCGCAGGTAGCTTTGAGTACAGTTCTCATGCTGCAATTCTCCTGCGCATGTCAGCCTCAAGCTCTGCCAACTCTTCCAGGAACGCTTTAACCTCGGACTCCATCTCGCGAATGCGTTCCTCGTCGCGGTGGTAGCGGAAGCACACGTACTGCAATTCATCAGGCAGACGGTCGTCGAAGCTCACGAAGTCGACCCACTCGCGGCCGCTGCATGACATTTGGGCGAGCATCTGCCACTCGTACTGTGGGTCGTGCTTGCCCGACTGCATCGTGTAGATGTGGGTTGCGGTAGACGGGCATTTAATCTCGACGAGCCCATGCTCCCCCGCGAGGCCATCTGGCGACGCGGCAAATCCATCGATTCGCGGATGGATGATCAGGCCTGTTTCGATCGTCATTACGCCTGCATTGAACTCGTAGGCCGAGCGAGCAATCGGCTCCAGGTCGGTACCACGCTGCATTGCGGCGCTGGTGAATCCTTCCTCGCGCTTGCCGGTCAAGCGCTCGCACAGGAGCTGCATCATGTAGTTCTGGCGGGTAGCAGAAGGGGCGCCACTGCGCCCCTTTGCCATCACATCCTTGACCTTGCTGGCAGTCACCCGCCCCAGGCGCTGTGCGAACCATTCATCACTACGCTGCTCCATCTTGCACCTCCTCGTATTCAGCTTCGACAGGCTGATCCAGCAGAAACTTCTTGCGCTCGTCCTTGGCAGTGGTCAACTGATCACGGGCACCCTTGGACTTGTAGGTGCGCCAGGCGGCACCGAACACCTCTTGCAGTACCTCGATGCTTGTTGCGTTGCTAATGGCCGTGACGGATTGCGACACGTCCTCAACTTCCTCGGCTGGCGTCACATCACGCTCGACGATGCGCTCTGCCTCGTCTTGGTCGTAGATACCAGCGAAACCAAATGCCAGACGTGCGCACTGAATCATGGCCTTGTGTCGCAGCATGCGTTTAGGGTGCGACTGCCACGGCTGGGTGTTGCGCTTACACTCGGACATGTACTCGGTAATGCTGGTCGGGTGTTTGCGGTCTTTCCGGTAGATCCGGCATGTGTACTCGCTGCCATCGGCTGGCATCTCGAAATCCATGCCGTCGAACTGCGGGTGCTCATTGATGATGCGTGACCATCCGTCCAGGCCTACCACTGGAACGATCCCGTTGTTCTTGTCCGGGAAGGCGTACAGTTCCTTCGTGAATGGGTTCAGCTTGTACTGGTCGGCAACGATCAGCAGGGCGACCATCTGTGCGTCGCTTACCTGGCCCTTGAAGCAGGTCTGCTTGAGGGTGTTTGCGACTTCTGCCGGAGTAGCGCCCATCTCGTAACGCTGCGCGAACTTATTCAGCAGCGGCGTCAATGCTGTGCTCATACGAACCTCAGTAGTTGATTGTGATGTGAGGAACCTTTCGCTGAGCGATCAGTGTTATCGCCTGCTTGGCGCATTCCTCGGGCATGCCGCCGGCGATAAGGGCCGCCAGGGCTTCGTTGTTGATGGCTTTCTTGTGGGCCTTGTCAGCTTCTCGGGCTGCTGCCTCGCGCTCGATCCTGGCTTGCTCGTCGGCCTGCCGTTGGCGCTCTGCGGCAGCGGCTTCTTCGGCGCGCCGCTGTGCATCACGCTCAGCCTGCTCGGCGCGTTGCTGTGCTTCCAACTTCTCGCGCTCCGCCTTCTCGGCAGCGAGTCGCAGTTCCAGTTCCCGGCGCTCGGCGGCAGCCTTTGCCTCGGTTTCGCGGCGAGCGGCGGCTTCGCGTTCTTCCTGGGCGCGTCGTTCCGCTGCAAGGCGCTCGGCCTCGGCTGCTTCGCGGGCAATGCGTTCCTCGCGCTCTTTCTGCTCGCGAGCAGCAGCTTCGGCGCGCAGTCGCTCCAGTTCGGCCTGCTCGGCTTCATACTTCTCGCGTGCAACGAGGGCTTCGCGCAGCGCGACCAGGGCCTTGTCCTTGGTACGGGCGGCCTCGGTTTCGAACTCTTCCCAGTCCTCGCCAATCAAGAGGCCTTCCAGCCACTCAATGTTGGCTTTCAACTCGGTCGAATCTAGGTCGCGGCATTCCAGGCGCAGGTTGATCTGATCGATGCCGGCCTGGTGCTTGGCCTTGCGCATTTCCTCGCGCTGCTCCCACTCAGTTAGGGGCTGGCGTACCTCTGCCTGCCAGGAGTCCAGCAGGTCACGCATGCGCTTGCGCTCGGCATCGACCTTCTTCGGCACTTCCTTCAGGTCGGCGACCAGTTCCTTTCCTACGTTGTCCAGCGCCGTCTTCGAGCGGGCGACCTTGTAGGCGATGGAGGCGATGGCCTCTCTGCCCTTGCGGGTAGTGACGTCTGGCACGAAGCCGTCGATCTCTTCGCGAATCTTGGCCAGGAACGGGTCAAGGCCATTGACGGCCGAGTAGACTTGGAGGGCGGTTTCTTTGGCCGGCACTTCGACCAGTTGGGTTTCTGCGGACATGAGTGATCCTCGCCGCGCATGCGCAGCCAGTGAAGGGAGGGTTAGGCGGTTGGTGTTTCTGGCTTGCTGAAGGTGCGGATAGTCACGGTCTTCTGTTCCTCAACGCAGTCAAGGAAGTAAGCCTTATCCATCCAGTCGATGGCCTCTGGCTCGCCGTGCTTTCCGCCACCATACCAGTAGGTCCAGCCGACCCATTGGCCATTGACCTGAGTGGCGACTGATTTCGACTCGTAGTGACGCGAGTAATCAGGCTCGATGTTCGTCTCGACGTCACCCACACGAACTTCGCTTCTGGCATCCCAGTGGGCGTCTTGTTCGACGAGGGCGTCATAGCGCGCTTCAACCTCATCAGGCGAAAGATCGCTCTGGAGTTCGGCGTTGTCCCAGCGTGCAGTGGTTTGGAGGATGGCGAGTTTGATGAACTGTTCGGGAGTCATATCGTTCTCCAGGTAGAAGGGGAAAGGCGCTTACGGCGCCACTCGGCAGCGTCACCCCTGCGGGATAGTTGCTTGCGCTAGAAGCCGCTGCTGCGGGTGTTTTCTTCATGCCGCCCACCGCCCGCTGGGGAAGCCGCAGTTATCCCCTATGGGCCTGCTGCGGACAGGTGCGTAGATTCTGCGGTGATGATTCCGCCCCAGATCGGGCCGGCTGCCAGGATGAACAGGTACAGCAGGCCGCCGAAGAGGCTGCCTAGCCAGATTGCTGTGCGGCGGGTGTTCATGAGGCTTTCTTCTCCCCGTAAAGCTTCGCAAGCTCCTTTGCACGCTTCTTGGCGAATGCCAGAAGGTCTTGCATAGCCCCCTTCTTGAACTGAGCAGTCCGCAGGTAGTAATCGAGAGATTCTCCAGCCACGGCGTGACTTACTCGACCGCTAAATCCATCTCTCTGAAGCTGCTGATCTATCTGTTTCGTGATGAATTCATGCGTGTTCATAGCTCCACCCATTTATTCTCGCCGTCGTAGTAGCCGCTCCAGCCTGGGATGCTGAATCGAAGAGTTCCAGGGCTGCACAGCCAGGCCCGGTTGAGCGGTCCGCCATCAAGACGCCATGAGCGCTTACTCGCATACAGCCTGCGCCTGCGCTCGAACCGCTTTTGGCTGAGGTTGATCTTCTTGATTCGAGGTATCGTCGTCAGCCTCATAGCCCCGCCACCTCAACAAACGCCACTGCGAAGGCCAGGATGCTGCCCAAGAAAAAGGCCGCGAAGAACGTTGTCTTGGCGGCCTTGGTCAGGTCGATGGTGATGGTCATGTGCGTCTCTCCCTAACCAGCTTCTCGGCGTTCTCGATAAGCGTGGATTCGAATACGCGGAACCAGATGCGTTGGGCCAGTTCCAGGTCGCCTCGGCGCACTGCAAGCAGTAGCTGAGTCATCGGGCACTCTTTGCTGTCGACCTCGGCAAGCCACTCAGGCACGAATCCTGCGAATCCGTAGACCGTAAACTCAGGGCCGATAAAGGGCCTTTCTTTCCGATCATGGAACGGCACGCAATCACCGTCCTCGCAGTTCAACAGCTTGCCGACTTGCTCAGTGACATACTCGCGGTCGCCGTCATCGTCGGGCGGTAGCGCGTTGTCCCAGCGCTCCTGGGCGTATTTCAATGCGGTGTTCATGACTGCACTCCGATCTGCAACTGCTCTTTGAACTGTGCTGCAAGAGGGGCAAGGTGGTCATACACCGTCTGTGCAGTGTCCATATCGCCGCAAACAATCTGGAATGGCAGATCAAAACAGTGCCACTTCCCGGTCCCGATGTTGCTTGCCTGTGCCTGATGGCGGTGGATCAAGAATTCTTTCAGTTCAGCGGGGAACTGAACGCCTGAACGTTGTTCCATCTGTTCTATGGTCAGATTTCCTAAGCGCATCATGTTTCACCTCGCGTTCGCGTGCATGCGGCTGCGCCCTAAGAGTCGTAGGCCTCGTCATAAGCCCCGCTCCCGAAGACGATTCGTTCAGGGCGCATGCGCATACAGGCGGTAGAAAGTGAAAGCCCGGCAACGTCTGCGCCGGGCTTTCGGTTGGCTGGAGCATTACTGAGGCCTGCTCGGGCAGCAATTCACATGGCAATCCCTCCGGTAGTTACCCATGGGAATACAGGCATGGGCACCTATAAAAAGAGCCTCAAGAACACTTTGTTTCTGTGGTGGGCGGCGACCCGATCAATCGTGATCGAGTTGCCCACCTGCCGGCGCAGATGCTTCAGATCTCCAGGTGGTTATGGCGACATCGCTTCATGTCGATCTCCTTCTGTTGTTCCAAGGGTGCGCTTGGCCGCGTGCTTTCATGTGGCGTCTAGGGCAGAGGCCACACCAAAGCAGGCGAAAAAATGCCCGGACTTGCCGGGCTAATGAGGGGTAGGGTGGGGATGGCCGGCGCTGATCCCGGCATTTCGCGTACAAGACCTTGAGTCATTTCACCCCAGCGACTTCTGGGCGACTCCGCACTTGGAGTTACAAGGCCCCTCCGGTCAGCATCCGGCATTCATCCCCATTGAAGGGTGGCGTCCTTGCCGGGGAAGTCATGCGCTGCTCTTCTCTCGCACAACAATCTCGTGTGTCGCCCGGCAGTCCCGACAGATAGCAGCGATGTCGCCGCAGTAGTCGAGCTTGCAATTCGTACCGAGCATCATCTCGTCAGCAGGGATGTGGTAGCCCCACGAGTCGTTGCCGTTCTTATCTGGCCACTCGTAGTTCAGGTTCGCGTCGTAGAAGCATTTTCCCCCGCAGACGTCGCACGAGTAGTAGTCACCAGCTGCCATGTCTCGCCTCCAGTGTGTGTATGCGCCAGGGCGCGGTTAGGCGGTGGCCTTGGCGATTGCGGCCTGAGCCGTTTCGATGATGTGCCAGAGTGCGTCAGTCATCGCTTGCTCGTTCGAATCGCGATTCCAGTACTCTTCGATGTGTTGAAGAGCGCCAAGCATCTCCGGCGCCGCAGCCATCAGGCGGGCGTTTGCAATCGACATAGCAACGTCTTCCGCTATGTTTTGCGGGGTCGGCGAGGCGGCATTGACGTTTGAACAGATACACTTTTTCCCACCGAAGACCATGTTATTTCGAGACACCCAAGGCCCCGGCGTATGCGATTGCTTGCTCATTCTGTTCTCCTGCCTGTCAGGCGTCTTGCGGTTGAATAGGGCGACGCTTCAAACGGATCGGCAAAAACATCGTCAGAAGCAGAATTCCCCACATTGCAGCGAACTCAAAAAGGGTTGGCATGGATTCCTCTCTTGCCGTATCAGGGCAAATGGAGCGAACGCCGGGCGCTTCCCCGGATGCGTCAGGTCTGGCTGCGCTAGCCCCTAGACTCGTTCGCTGTTCGGTGGCGGCTCACTCGTCGAATTCGACGAACTCGCCCTCGGCACTCAACTGGTACCAGGTGTCCGGCTTTACGCCGTTCTCCCCGACCTTGCTGGCGCGGATATGGATGAGGCGCCCCTCGTCGTCGCGATGGCAGAGAACGATGGCGCTGCCGGCAGACGCGCGAGCGCGGCCTTCGATACCCAGGGATGCGGCGACGGATTCCTTGCCGCTGACCTCGGCTGCCGACTGGTAGCCGGTGTTGCTGGCTGCCGAGTAGTCGCCGGTGTTGCTGGCTGCCGAGCGGTTGCCGGTGTCGCCCACCACCGTCTGCTCAACCGATTTGTCCAACCGAGCCATGATCCAGTCGATGGCTCGCGAGATCATGGTCGGCATGCTGATTTCCGCTTCCACCACCAGGGTGGCGCTGGCGATCTTGCTGTCATCGTCGTGACGGCTCAGTTGCCCCGAAGCCTTTACGATGGCGAATCGGCTTTCGCCTGGGGCGTAGTAGCCGAAAACATCGAGTGGGTACTCGCAGGAGTGGAAGCCCGAGGCGCATGCCTCTACTTCGCCCTCGTGCTTGTAGGTGCCGCCGATCTCGAACTGGTAGCCGCGACAGGTCAGGTCTTGCTTGAACCCCTTGTAGGCGGTGACGATCTCTTCAACCTCGGTCTTCTTCTTGCGGGTCATGATTCGGTCCTTTGAGAGAGAGCCCCTGGCCGAGGGGCGGGAGCGCTTTCGGCTGCCGGCGATACGTCGGCATGCGGAAACGCTCGAAAAAAGCCCGGCCGGAGCCGGGCAAAGAGGGGTAGGGTGGGGATGTGCCGGAGTCTCACCGGCGACTGACTTGGCGCGGACCCATTCAGTGACTCATTTCGTATGCCGAAGCAGGGACGCTGTATGGGGGAGTGGTCTGGCCGGTGCTGATCTCCGGCATGCTGGTGGTGACATCATGTGTTCCGTTTCATGCCACGCATCGATTCGTGTACGCGGTTCACAGCGGCAGTCTGGCCAGCAACCATTTACAGTTATGACGTTCGTCTCATGGCGGCAAAACCATGATTCTCGTCGCGCATCAGCCTGCGCATTCAGACCACTCTCCGATACAGCCATAAGGCTGGTGTTCGTTGACTTCTTCGATGCCCCTCTTGCGAAGGGCATCTGAGAAATCGTTTCCCCTTTCGGGGCCGGTCGATCCCGCTTGATGCTTTCGCCTTGCGGGGCCGGGTAGGGTTTCGCGTCCTACGTGCTAGCCGGTGAGTCTCCGGCTTGTTGCCGCGTTGTTCTGCGGCGTTGAGGTAAATCTACAACCAAAAGTTACAGAGTGCAAGGGTTTCAGGTGTAAAAATTTAGAATAAAAGTTGTTGATCATAGAATTCAGTAACTTACGGTTGTTTTCGTGGGCAAGCGAAACCGACCAGCGGCTGAATGCCACTACCAGAAATAAGGTTTTACAAAGGCGTTTCGGTCAGACAGGCGAGAAAAAGCCCCATTCAAGGGGCTTGATCGTTACCAGAGGGCTGATGACCAGAAGACCCGTCCAAGGACGCGGATCTCTTGGGTCATCATTTCGTGGTGCGTGTACTCTTCGTCTGGGTGTTCGTCGCTGTTGTAGCTGCGAACGCGGATGCCGCCGCCCGGAAGGCGGTACAACACCTTCACTCTGAGTTCTCCGCCGTGGTCGAGGGCGTACATCTTGCCGTCGACAACGGCTGTGCTTCCCTGGTCTATGCCTACGGTGCTCCCATCAGGCAACACCGGCTCCATGCTGTTGCCACTTACAGTCACACATACAGCATTTGATGGGTCTACCTGTTGTTGTCGTAGTGTCAGCTTTCCAAAACGAAGCTTCCTGCTAGAGGACTGCTGAATTGCGGTCCTGCCGCTACCAGCAGAAAGCTCTACTTCCTTGAGAAAAGGCACGTAAACCTCGTCATTCTCTAGAGGTGTTTCATCGTCCCAAACGTCCATCGGGCCTAGGAGCTGGGCGTTACTGATGGGGCCTCGAGCTTTAGGCTCTTCTCCAGAGAATAGATAGGAGGCAGTCGTATTCAAATTGAATGCGATCTCTTCCAGCCGCTTCCCGCGCGGTGTAGAGACTTCAGATTCCCATTTCTGAACGGCCTGGGGCGAAACGCCTAGGCGCCGGGCTAGCTCGGACTGGTTCAGGCCTGCTTCTTCGCGTTTGCGCGCAATGCGCTTTCCTATCGTGCTCATGCAGAAATGATGCAACCAGCGGTTGTAGAAATCATTGTGAATTTGAGTTGTAGTCAGGCGCAGCATGCGATAACCTCTAGTTGTAACTGTAACTTTGAGGTTCACCATGGAAGAGCACCCGATCTGTAAGGCAGTCAAGGCTGCCGGCGGCCAGTCCGCCCTGGCTCGCATCCTCAATGTCACTCCCCAGGCAGTGCAGAAGATGTGTGCCTATGGGCGGGTGCCTGCCAAGCGAGTCCTCGAAATTGAGAAGGCTACTGGCGTTTCTCGCCATGAGCTTCGCCCCGATCTTTACCCGTTAGCCGCATAAGGAAATCCACCAGATGTACGACAACCCTAGCCACCTGAAGGACCGGGAAATCAAGCTCCGCGTCGATGAGACGACTTACGAACTCATCGGCGCACTGGCTCGTTTCCACCGCACTCAGAAAGCGGTTCTGGTCCGTGACCTTGTAGAGGCCGCATTGGAACGCCTGGCAGAGAACGATAGCGAACAACAAACCGTGGCCTGAAGGCCCTGAGAGGGGCCGATGGCACATATCAGCACGACGCTTAGCTCGAAGGCCTATGAGTGCCTGGTGAGGTTAGCTGAAGAGAAGGGGGTAACCCCTGAAGAGGCCCTGGCGGATTTTCTGGAGCAGCAGCTAGCGCGAAAGACCAGACCGAATAACACCAGGGGAACAGTCCAGCCATTTCGGCGTAGGGACTGAAGAGGGCCTGACAAGCCCTATCTGAAGACAAGAAAAAGCCGGGATTGCGCCCCGGCTGATTCAACTACAGAACGGAAACGATGATGACAAATATTGTTCAGCTTGACAAGTCCAGGGGGTTCACCCGGATGGACAATGAATTGTACGAGGCCCTTATTGGGGCTGATCTTTCCGGGCGTGAGCTTAGGGTAGCCCTGGCGGTTCATCGCCTCACTGCTGGGTTCAATCAAGACGAGTCTCGCATCACAGCTTCGGTGATCGCTGACATGTCTGGAATCCGTCGTGAGCATGTATCTCGGATGCTGTGTGAGCTTCTGCGTCAGCGGGTTATTTACCGGGTTGGTGGGTCTAAAGGCCCAATCGGTTTTTCTCCGGTTTCTGAGTGGAAGATCGATGAAAAGGTGTGTGCCGAAAACGGCACAAAGGATTTGGCACAGAGTGCCGAAAACGGCACAAAAGTAGTGCCAATTTCGGCACACTATAAAGACAGTAAAGACAATACAACTCCTAACGGAGTTGTTACGCCCGCGAAGCCTGTCGAAGAAAAACCTGCGAAGGCTAAATCGTTTGGTCTGGCCGATCTCCTGGCTGACAACCCTCATAGCATCCCCGAACAACTCCTGGCTGACTGGATCACCACCCGCAAGGCAAAGCGAGCAGCGCTGACCCCGACCGCCTGGAAGCGACTGAATAACTCTCTGGCCAAGTGCAAGGCTGCTGGGTTCACCGCTGAATACGCTGTGGAAACCATGGTTTCGAAGGGCTGGCAGACCGTTGAGGTCGACTGGCTGAAAAACTCAACTCGGAGTTTTTCAGGGCCTCAATCGGTCCCTGCGTACGACGCCAATGACACCTCGTGGGCCATTGGCCTGGAACAGGACCTGTTCTGATGAAACGCGCCGGCAGCTTGATCCCGCAAGCGATGTCGACCGCGCCGAGTCAGGTGCAGGCTCCGCGTGAGCTTGACGATGCAACCGTAAGCGTCGTGAACCAGTTGTTCTCTGAGCTTCAATCGATTTTCCCGGCCTGGCGTCAGGCATGGCCGACAACTGAGGCTATCGCCAAGGCCAAGCGTACGTGGATCAAGGCGTTCATGGACGCGGGCCTGAACAGCTTGGAGCAGATTCGCTACGGCATTCAGCAGTGCCGGGCATCTGGCGGCGACTTCGCTCCGAGCGTCGGGAAGTTCATCAAGTGGTGCAGCCCGAGTCCTGAGCATCTTGGGCTTCCAAGCCTGGAGAAGGCCTATCTGGAGGCCGCTCGAAAGGCGCATCCGGCATTCACTGGCGGCTGGAGTCATCAGGCGGTGTATCACGCAGCCACGATGACCGGCTTCTACGAACTGGCGAACCTCTCCGAGGAACGCAGCCGGAAGCTGTTCGAGCGTAACTACGAGGCGACTGTTCGGATGATCGTCTCCGGCCAGCCCCTGCGCCAGATCCCGAAAGCTCTACCCGAATCCGTATCGATCAGAACGCCAGAGATCGGCAAAGCCGCGCTCAACGAACTGCGCGCGACTCTGGCAAGGAGTCACCAATGACCCAAGCAAACAACGGAAAGATCACCACTGAAGGCTTGCAACTGCCGAGTGCCTGCGACATCTGCGGCAAATCCCGCGCCCACGGAAGCCACGTTAAGTGCAGCAAGATTCGGCAGGCGCAGTACAGGAGGAAGGTTAATGGCTAATCCACGCTTCCACCTACGCAACGAGACCGACCGTCAGCGCGCTATAGCGATCCTTCAGCGAGTTGACCTGACCGAGGGCAAGACCTGGAGCCTGCACGACGAAGCCCGCAGTGACGCCCAGAACAGGCGTATGTGGGCCATGTTGCGCGACATCAGCCAACAGGTCGAGTGGTATGGCCGGAAGCTGGACGACGAGAGCTGGAAGCACATCTTCAGCGCGGCGGTACAGCAACAGGACGCAGTGCCCGGAATCAACGGCGGCTTCGTGGTCCTCGGTGTATCGACCCGCAAGCAGTCAAAGAAGTGGTTCAACGAAATGTTCCTGGTGATGGAGTCCTTCGCTGCTGAGCGCGGAGTGAAGTTCACCACTCGTGATTATTGGGAGGCTGCATGAGCAAGTTCAAGGCGGGCGACCCAGCTCTAAATCTGCAAGAAATCCCAAACTGCATCTGCGCTGGAGTGGTAGTCGAGTTGATATCTCGACTTTCCCCGGGTGATCTATTTGTCGAAGACGGCCAGACCTTTCAGGTGAATCGGGCAGCCTGGTGGGTGCTGCATGAAGGTGATCGGCTCTACATCCCTGAACGGTATCTCATGCCCCTCCGCGGCGACTTCCAGCCCGAGCAGCAGAAGGCGAAGGAGGAGATCGTATGAATCCTCGCATTGGCGTTGCTCTGTGGGTTTTGGATCGCCATGAGTGGAACTGGCGGAAGCTGAATGAGTACGCCTTCATCATGCGCAAGAAGCTGGCCGCGAAGGCCGTCGCGCTGATCGCCCATGACCGCATCTTGACCGACGAAATCCTTACTCGCGGGCTTCCTTCCTATTGGGACAGGGAAGCGAAGGAGGTGGAGGCATGAGCGGGCGAAAGGTTGCCAAAATTCTGGTGGGCCAGCTTCTGGTCATCGCGCTCATTATCTACCGCCTGCGCGACGCCGACCATCCGTGCATCAGTTGTGGACGCCATCACGACGGGCAGTACCACGCCGGGCATTACAGGACGGTTTCCGCCAGCCCCGAACTGCGCTTCGAGCCGCTCAACGTGAACAAGCAATGCGCCCCCTGTAACAATCACAAGTCAGGCGACATCGTGAACTACCGGATCAACCTGGTGCGCAAGATCGGCGCCGAGAAAGTTGAGTGGCTGGAAGGCCCTCATGAGCCCCTGAAACTGACCATCGACGAAATCAAAGCACTGAAGGCCAAGTTCCGGGCCTGGGTGCGCGAACTGAAGAGGGAAACGGCATGAACAAGAAGAGGGGAGCGCTTTGGGATACCGAATACATGCTGGAGCAATGGGGCTGGTGGCGCATGAGCGGAATGGGCGTTCCGCGCTACGTGTCGCCCAGCTTCGCGCTCATGCGTGACAACGTTCAGCAGCACAGTAGCGTGAGCTTCAGCATCACCGACGAGCTGGCTATGAGCGTAGATAGCGCTGTTGCCCGCCTGACCGCAAGGGAGAAGCAGCACGGCGTCAATGGCCCATTCATGGGCGACTGCCTCTGGCTCTACTTCGGTGCAAAATGGACGGCTGTGCGTGTCGGGAAACACCACGGCATCAGCGAAGCCAAGGCTCGCGAACTGATCAAGGCCGGCGTAGCATGGGTGGATAGCGCTCTGGAGAGCATGAGGGAGGCGGCATGAAGATTGTTATAAATGGTGCGGATCTAGTGCATCTTCCAATTTCACTGTATCTCGCTTTCAACTTCAGCCATTGGTGGTTTATTTATACGGCAGTACTAGTAATGGGTTGGTTCTACAGGCCAGTGTGGGATTTAAAGAACGGTTGGAGATTGTTTCATGATTGACAACCGCGCGGAAGAGTGAAATGATTCACATAGTTTGCGGTTTTACCGCATGAGATTCAGAGCCCAGCCTAGCGCTGGGCTTTTTCGTTTCTGCGCCTCCCCAGCGCATGCCCGCAGCCGCGCGGGCGTTTTATTCCGTAGTGCCCAAGGCCGGCGAGGCCGCAGGACTCTCAGAGACATGAAGATGACAGAACCAGCCAGCACAGCGGCAGGAGGCCTAGTTTTGTACAAGCTAGGTGCTTTCGGTGTCGTGGCCGTACTGGCTGCCATCGTTGTTATGTGCATGACAGTGCCGAAGACCATTAAGGAATTCGCCTGTGCATTGATTGTGACGCTGATGTGCTCGATTGGCGGCGGCGGCTGGATCATCAAGGCCAAAGGCCTGGAAGAGTGGGTGAACGACGAGTTCGGCCTATTCGCTCTGCTCGGGCTCGTATTCGTGTGCGGTCTGCCTGGTTGGGTACTGACCCGTGGCTTCTTTGCCTATGCCGAGTACCGCAAGAGCGGACGCAGCTTCATGAAGATGGTCAACGACATCACCAGCGTGATTAAGGCGGTAGTCTGGAAATGAACATCTCGAAGGCCGGTCTCGATCTCATCAAGGAGTTCGAGGGTCTTCGCCTGAGCGCCTATCAGGACTCAGTTGGTGTTTGGACCATTGGCTACGGCCACACTCGCACCGCTAAGCGAGGGATGAGCATCACTGGCGACCAGGCAGATGCGCTTCTCATCGCTGATCTAGCCGATGCAGAAGACGACGTTGAGCGGTACGTGCGCCAGGACATGCGTCAGAACGAGTTCGACGCCCTGGTCAGCCTGGTCTTCAACATCGGTGGCAGCAACTTCTCTCGCTCCACCATGCTCCGCCTGATCAATGAGAAGGCCGAGACCTGGAAGATCGGCGCTGAATTCCTGAAGTGGGTATACGCCAAGGGGCGCAAGCTTCCTGGGTTGGAGCGTCGCCGCCTGGCTGAGCGGAACCTATATCTCAAAGGTGCGTGATGGAATGGCTGGGCGCGATCCTCATCCTCGCAGTGATCGCCCGCAACGCTTACCTGGTCATCGATGAGTGGTCAGTCGGTGGAGTCATCTGGCACGTCCTTATGGTGCTGGGCTGGTCGGCTCTGTTCTGGATCCACGTATCCGGCATCGTGCTCGGCAAGGTGTTCTGTGACTAAGTGGCTGATCGTTGCAGTGGGTGTGTTGGCTGTCTTGCTAGCAGGTACTACGGCAGCATGGCGCATGAGCGTTCTCAGCAATGAGCGTGACCAGTACCGCGCCGAAGCTGAGCAAGCCAAGGCACAGGCCAGCGACTATCAGCGCCGCGTAGAAGCCGGTAACGCCATCGAGCGCACATACCTAGAGGCAGTGAAGAGTGCAAACGCTCAAAACGATCAGCTTCGCGCTGACATCGCTTCTGGTGCTCGCCGGGTGTACGTCAAGGCCAGTTGTCCAGTGCAGCATCCCGGAGCCGCCCCCGGCTCTGATGCAGGAAGAGCCGAGCTTGCTCCCTCTGATGGACAAACTGTTTCAGATCTCCGAGCCGGCATCGAGCGGAAAGAAGCGCTGATCCGTTCTCTTCAGCAGTACATCAAAGAGGCCACCAAATGACCTTCTCCGTCTCCAAGTACAAAGAGAAAGCGCCTCAGATTGAGGCTGTCGAGTTTCGCGATATGGCAGACGCCGGATTGCTTGCGAATTTCGCCAAGGCCGAATCGTTCAATGCTCACGTTCCGAATGGCGAACTCACTCTTTCCCTGACTGCTAGCCGCTTCATCACGCTGTCGGTCAGTGATGTGCTGATCAAGAACGGCGAAGAGGTCAGCGTCATGAAGGGTGAGGATTTCTATAAGCAATACGAACCTGCTTAAGAAAAACTATCAAGGTGAATCATTATGGCTCGTGGCGGAAAGCGTGAAGGCGCTGGCCGGCCCAAGGGCAGTCGTAACAAACTGACGGCTGACATCAAGGCTGTTGCTCAGTCCTTCGGCGAAGAAGGGATTATGCATCTGGTCGAGATCGCCAGGAATGGTGACGCACCGCCTGCTGCTCGCGTTGCTGCGGTGAAAGAGATTCTCGACCGTGGATATGGCAAGGCCAAGCAGCCGCTTGAGCACACTGGCGAAGATGGCGAGCCAATCAAGGCCATCACTGAGATCCGCATTGTTGGTGTGAGCCCGGATGGAAATCCGCGTACCTGAGAAGCTGGTTGACGCCTTCCTGGGTCAAGCGGACGTTCGTGGTGCATGGGGCGGTCGTGGGTCTGGCAAGACCGTAAGCTTCGCCGAGATGATCGCTGTTCACGCCAGGCGCTTTGCTGAGGCCGGCATCACAGGCGTAATGCTCTGCGCTCGCCAGCATATGAACTCGATCAAGGAGTCGTCGTTTGCTGAGATCAAGGCAGCGATCCTTGGCAATGACGATCTGCGCCCATGCTTTGAGGTGGGCGAGAACTTCATTCGCACGCGTGGCTTTGCTGGTCGTGTCGACTTCATCTTCCGCGGGCTGAATGAGAACCTGGACAGCATCAAGTCCACCGCTCGCATTCTGATCTGTTGGATCGACGAGGCCGAGAACGTCAGCGAGGATGCGTATATCAAGCTTATTCCAACTCTTCGTGCTGAGGATGAAGGCTGGAACGCTGAGCTTTGGGTGACATGGAACCCTGAGCGTCGCAATAGCCCAACTGACAAGCGCTTCAGGCAGTCGAAAGACCCGCTTATCAAGATCGTCGAACTCAACTGGCGAGACAACCCGTGGTTCCCGGAGAAGCTGAACCGCGAACGACTGCGCGACAAGGCCGAGCGCCCTGACGAGTACGACTGGATCTGGGAAGGCGCATATCGAGGCATTGTCCGTGGCGCCGTCTATGGCGATGAGATCAAGGCGCTTGACGCATCTGATCGTCTGACGCATGTCCCCTACGACAGGACCAAGCCAGTCCATATCTTCTGGGACTTGGGGCGCGCTGATAAGACGGCGATCTGGTTCGCCCAGGTCATCCCGTTCGGGTTTGCGATCCTCGATTACTACGAGCAGTCCGGCAAAGCGCTGGACCACTTCGTGCGTGAACTCCAGTCGAGGGGATACGCATACGGGGACTGTTGGCTGCCTCATGACGCAGAGAACGAACTTCTCGCTTCCCGGTTGACGGTTGCCCAACAGCTTCGAGATGCCGGATTCAAGGTGCGTATCGTCAAGAAGATCAGGGTGAGCGAGGGTATCAACGCTGCTCGCATGATCTTTGATCGGTGCTGGTTCGACCGGACCAAGACAGAGCATGGCCTAGAGGCGCTCAGAAGCTATCGCTACGAGTACAACGAAGACCGCCAGGAATTCACTCGAGAGCCGATCCACGATTGGGCCTCGCATGGCGCCGACGCATTCCGCTACCTCGCTATTGCCCTCAAGCATGACAGCGAGCCCAAGCAGCAAAAGACTAAGGCCAAGCCGCCCCGGGTGGGCGCTAACTCTTGGATGGCATGATGGCTGAGAAAGAAGACGAGATCGTTCAAGAGGCGAAGGAGCGGTTCAAGTACGCCCTGGACTTCGAAGACAGCTTCCGCAAGCTGTTCGTGGATGATCTGAAGTTCTGCAACGCCGACAGCGACAACGGCTATCAGTGGCCGAATGACCTTCGGAAGAACCGCGAGATCGATGCGCGTCCGTGCCTGACGATCAACAAGACCCGCCAGCACGTCCTGCTGATCACCAACGATGCAAAGCAGAACAAGCCTAGCGTCAAGGTGCAGGCAACTGGTGGTGACGCCACCTACGAAGCCGCCCAGGTCTTCGAAGGCGTTGTGCGTCACATCGAGTACATCAGCAATGCGCAGGATGCGTACGACACCGCGCTCGAGCACCAGGTGCAGGGTGGCGTCGGCTATTGGCGCGTCGTGACTGATTACGTCGACGATGATTCATTCGACCAGGACATCTTCATCAAGCGCGTGCGCGATCCGCTGTGTGTGCTGATCGATCCCGACGCGAAAGAGGCAGACGCATCCGATGCCAAGTGGGGATTCGTCTTCGACAATCTCAAGAAGGAAGACTTCAAGCGGAAGTATCCCAAGATCGAGGTGGGCAATGATGCGCCCCTCGGTGAGGGATCTGATTGGGTCACTGAAGACCACGTTCGAGTGGCTGAATACTACCGTTGCGAGTACGTGAAGGATGAGTTGATTGCGCTGCCTGTGCCTGATGAGTTTGGCGGCAGCACTATCCAGATGATCAAGGCCAGCGAAATGCCGGCGGACATCCTGAAGGCCATTCGCGACGACGAAACAATCCAGCGTCGCCCGATCCAGCGCAAGACATGGAAGTGGTATCTCATTGCTGGCGGCAAGATCGTCGACAAGAAAGACTGGCCGGGCGACACGCTGCCCATCGTCAAGGCAGTCGGCGAAGAGATGATCATCGAGGGCAAGCTGGAGCGAAAGGGTCACGTCCGCAACCTGAAAGACCCTCAGCGGATGTACAACTACTGGACCAGCTCGGCAGTTGAACAGGTCGCGCTCCAGGGTAAGCAGCCCTACATCGCTGCCGCAGAAGCCATCGAGGGCTTCGAGAACTACTACGAGACGGCCAACGTCCAGAACCACAGCTATCTGCCGTACAACGGTGTGGACGAGCAGGGAAATCAGATCCCTCCGCCGGCCCGAGAGCAGCCACCCGTAATGGCTGCTGCGTACATCAACGGCATGCAGATCGCTGGCGAAGAGATGAAGATGGTGTCCGGGCAGTATGACCCGGCACAGGGTGACAACCCGCTTGACCAGTCAGGCGTTGCTATCCGGATGCAGCAGCGCAAGAGCGACGGCGCGACGTATCAGTACACCGACAATCTCGCGAAGGCCGTGCGGCGCACAGGAAAGATACTGATCGACCTGATCCCGAAGATCTATGACACCAAGCGAGTGATCAGGATCCTCGCCGAGGACGGCACCGAGTCTGAGGTGACTATCGACCCTGATCTGCAACAGCCGATGGTCGAAGAGCAGGGCCCGGACGAAACGGTTAACCGCATCTTCAACCCAAGCGTTGGCAAGTACGACGTAATTGCGGACACCGGCCCGAGCTATGCAACGCGTCGCGACGAGGCTTTCGAAGCCATGTCGATGATGATGCAGAGCGATCCTGAGTTCAAAACGGTTGCCGGCGATCTGTACTTCCGCACCGCGAATTTCCCGATGGCAGAGGAACTTGCTGAGCGGTTCTCCAGGCTGATCCCTGACAACATCAAGGGCGAAGGTCCGCCGCCAGAACTGGTACAGGCTCAGCAGACCATCGAGCAATTGCAAGGGCAGCTCAGCGAGTCTCTGCGCGCCCTGGCTGATCTCCAGCGCGACATGAACGACAAGTCCGACTCGAACAAAATCAACGAGTACAAGGCGATCACAGAGCGCATGGACAAGCTGCTTGCACACATCGAGGCAGGCAACCCGGCACTCAATATGGACATTCTGGCCCAGACCGAAGTCGCAGCCGCGCAAGACCCTATGCCCATCCCTGAAACCGCGCCTGACGTTGGCGCACAGCCATTAATGTGAGGTGCACATGACCAACTATCTCGGCGTCGATACCGACGAAGCAAAAATCAGCAGCCTGAGCGTCGCTGGCGCTACTCCCTTGACCAAGCTTCGGGTCGCTGCCGTCTCGTTCACCCCTGCCGCGACCGCTGCGACTTCTGCTGTTGAGCAAGCCGTCACCGTTGCCGGCGCGGTAGTAGGGGACGCTGTATCGGTCACCCCGCCCGGGACTACTGCCGGCGTGGCGGTAGCGAGTGCGCGCGTCAGTGCAGCAAACACCGTTGCAGTGATGTTCGTGAACCCCACGGCTGGCTCACTGACCGCGCCGGCTGGCAGTTACGTGTTCCTGCTCGCACGCTAACCACACCAAATCCAACCAAGCCCGCCTCGTGCGGGCTTTTTCATTCCCGACTTCCGGCGGAACCGGATGCATATCTTGGAGTGATCCATGACTGACGAAGTGATTGACGTAGCAGTTGAGCCAACTGGACAGGAAGTCGAACCGGCGCAAGAGGCCGACATCAGCAGCACCGATCAGGCCGCGGTGCAGGAAGCGGAACAGCAGGAACAGCAAGAAGAACCGAAGGCGAAGAAGCCTGATGCCTGGGTTCAGAAGCGCATCGACCAGTTGACCCGCGAGAAGTACGAAGAACGGCGCAGAACCGAGGCGCTACAGCAAGAAAACGAGACCTATCGGCGCCTGCTTGAGGCCCAGAAAGACGGCGAAAAGATCGAGTTGCCGACGCAACAGAAGTCCGATCAAGACCCGTACGAACTGGCAAAGCAGATCCGCCGCCAGGAAGAGTTCAATGACCGCTGTAACAAGGCCTACGAGCAAGGCAAGACCGAGTTCGCCGACTTTGATGACAGCATCAAGAACCTCCAACTCCTGGGCCAGATCCCGCAAGACTTCCTTGAAGCCGTAACCGAGCTTGAGAAGCCGCATGCGGTGCTCTATGCCCTCGCGCAGGACCTCGACAACGCTGCACGCATCCTCTCCCTGCCACCCGTTCAGCAGGGCCGCGAACTTGAGCGCATTGCGCTGAAGGCCGCTGCCCCGAAAGCCAAACCTGTATCCAAAGCTCCCGCCCCGATTGCCCCTATTGATGGCTCTCCGTCTGTCGAAGCAGATCCGACGAAGATGTCCATGGATCAGTGGGTGAAGTGGCGCGAGTCACAACTTGCCCAGAGGTAATGCCAGATGGCCAACTCCCTTCTGACGATCGACATGATCACTCGAGAGGCTCTTCGCCTCTTCATCAACTCCAACGCCTTCCTGAAGAACGTGGATCGTCAGTATGACGACCAGTTCGCCCGGACCGGCGCCAAGATCGGCGACACCCTGCGTATCCGCCTGCCGAACGACTACACCGTTCGTACCGGCAAGACGGCTTCGATTCAGGACACCGTCGAGCAGAACCGTTCGCTCACCGTCTCTACCCAACAGGGTGTGGACCTGAGCTTCAGTTCGGCAGAGCGCGCTTTGAAGCTGGACGACTTCAGCGACCGCGTACTGCGCCCGGCCATGAACAACCTGGCTGGTGCTGTCGCTCTGTCGCTGATGGGCAACGCCGAAAGCGTCAGCAACATGATCTTCAAGGACAACGGATCGGGCGGTATCGCTACTCCCGATGCATCGACCTGGCTGCTGGCCGGCGCCAAGCTGGACAACAACAGCGCGCCGCGTGATCGCCGCAAGATCATGCTTGACCCGCTGACCCAGGCTCGCACCGTTTCGTCCCTGGCAGGCCTGTTCAACCCCCAGCAGAAGATCTCCGGCCAGTTCTCGACCGGCGAGATGTCGCGCGACACCCTCGGCTTCGACTGGTACATGGATCAGACCATCCTGAAGCGCACCAACGGCACCTTCACTGCGGGCACCGTCAATGGCGCTGGCCAGACTGGCACCACCCTGACCACCAACGCCATCACTGGCACCCTGAACAAAGGCGACGTGATCACCATCGCCGGCGTCCTGGCCGTGAACCGCGTAACCAAGCAGTCGACCGGTGAACTTCAGCAGTTCGTGGTGACTGCCAACGTTGCGTCTGGCGCCACTTCGATCCCGATCTACCCGGCGATCACCCCTGGCAACGTGGCGTATGCCACCGTTACCGCCTCGCCGGCAAACGGTGCTGCGCTGACCCTGATCGGCGGCGCTGGCGTGACCTTCCGGAAGAACCTGGCGTACTACCCGGAAGCGTTCACTCTGGCCACCGCTGACCTGGAGCTGCCGCGTGGCGTGCATGAGGCATCGCGTCAGGTGTACGACGGTATCAGCATGCGCGCTGTAACCGCGTACAACGTGACCAGCGATGATTTCATCACTCGTCTGGACATCCTGTACGGGCACACCACGCTGCGCCCCGAATGGGGTGTTGCTGTGGCAGACGTCCTCTAACTGGGACGAGCGACAAAGGGCCCTTCGGGGCCCTTGTCGTTTCTGGAGGTTCGAATGTTCCAAGAATTTCCGAAATGGAAGTACAGCGTAAGCGGCAGCCAGATTGTCCAGGACGCCGCAGAGGAGCTTTCCCTTGGATCGGGATGGTTCGACACGCCTGAGGCTGCAATCCAGCCTGCGACGCTCACCAAGGATCAACTGCTGGCCCTCGCAGAAGAGAAGGGCGTGAAAGTCGACAAGCGCTGGAGCGCTGAGAAGATTTCCGCAGCCCTTGAGGCCTGACCATGACGACCCCGAACGATCTGATCATCCTCGCCCTGAAGCAGGCAAACGTGCTTGGGGTCGGGCAGTCCGCCTCTGCTGAAGACATTCAGGATTGTTTTGCGCTGCTGAACATGATGCTCGCGCAATGGAATCGGCGTCGCTATGCGATCTATCACCTGAAAACGGTGAACATTGCATGCGATGGGAGTCAGTCGTACACCATTGGCCCGGGCGGCGATATTGATACGACTCGTCCGAACAAGATCGAGTCCGCTTATTTCCGCCAGATCATCACGTCTGAGCCGAACCAGATCGATTACCCGCTGGAGATCATCCGTGCCCGCGAGGACTACGACCGTATCTATCTGAAGGATATGCAGTCGTTCCCACAATACCTGTTCTATGACTCGGATTATCCACTGGGGAACGTCTTCGTTTGGCCGATTCTGTTGAAAAAGTAGCTCCCCTGGCCGACCTCCGGCAAAATCTCTTCATTGGCCGGAGGGGGATCACACAGCATGATGGGACAGTTATCGAGTGGGCAGGAGCGACTGTTTTACTCCTTCAACCTTGAAGATCACATCCCAGCCAATCACCTTCTGCGCAGCATTGATCGGTGTCTCGATCTGAGCGACCTGCGCCATTACCTCGCTGATTTCTATAGCCCGATTGGGCGCCCTTCAATTGATCCTGAACTGATGATCCGCATGCTGGTCGTGGGCTACTGCTATGGCATCCGCTCCGAGCGGCGGTTGTGCGAAGAGGCCCATTTGAACCTGGCGTATCGCTGGTTCTGCCGGTTGAGCCTTGAAGATGAAGTACCCAATCACTCGACGTTTTCCAAAAATCGACACGGCCGTTTTCGGGACAGTGATCTGTTCCGCTGGTTGTTCAATGAAGTACTGCGTCGCTGCATGGATGCAGGGTTGGTCAAAGGCGAAGGCTTTGCCGTGGACGCCAGCATTATCAAAGCGGATGCCAGCCGGCAGCGCGGTGTACCGGGCGATGAACAGGTCAACTGGAGCGATCCGGCCCTGAGCACCCGCGCCGTGCGTGAGTATCTTGAGGCACTCGATGAAGAGGCTCTGGCCGAAACGCTACCGAAGCGCCTATCGCTGACTGATCCTCAAGCCCGCTGGACCGCAGCTCCAGGTGGCCCAGCGTTCTACGCTTACTCCACGAATTATCTGATCGATACCGAGCACGGTGTCATCGTGGATGTGGAACCCACACCGGCTCATCGCACGGCCGAGGTCGAGAGCACCAAGATCATGATCGACCGGGTCGAGGCGCAGTTCGACATCAAGCCGGAACGCCTTATTGGCGACACCGCTTACGGAACCGCGCCGATGCTGGCCTGGATGGTGGAGGAAAAAGACATAGAGCCGCATGTGCCGGTATGGGACAAAACCGAGCGCAAGAACGACAGTTTATCGAGCAACGATTTCCACTGGAATGAGGAGACTGAGGAATACCGCTGCCCAGCCGGCAATGCCTTGCGCAGCGAATGGCGTGCCTTCAAGAATGAGCGTTCGCACGTCACCAAAGCCAACACCATCATCTTCCGATCCCGGCAGACCGACTGCGTTTCCTGTCCGATGAAAGCCAAGTGCTGCCCGAACACGGCGTTCCGCAAGATCGCTCGCAGCGTCCATGAAGCCGCTCGTGATGTGGCTCGGCGCATTGCAGCAACGCCGGCGTATCAGCGCTCTCGCCACGAACGTAAAAAGGTCGAAATGTTGTTTGCCCACCTCAAGCGCATCCTGAAATTGGATCGCTTGCGGCTACGTGGCATGAGTGGCGCGACCGATGAGTTCACGCTGGCGGCTGCGGTACAGAACCTGCGTCGACTGGCCAAACTCACATCTCAAGGGCCACCTGCCACGGGATAGGTGCGCCTGCACGAAGCAAAAAACCTCAAATTAACCCAATAACAGAGCAGCAAAGGTCAACGAAGGGCCGAGAAACCACTCAATGTGGTGAGTAGGTTCTCCGGGGGGAGCCGTGCCTGAGTTCAGGCGAACTGAAAATCCGACTTTTTCAACAGAATCGGCCCATCCCGGACAACCAGTATCGGTTGTTCCTTACCGTGATGGAGCCATTGCAGGTCTTCTCAACGGTGTACGACGAGATTGAGCTTCCGCCTGAGTATCAGGAAGCGATCATGTACAACCTCGCGCTTCGTATCTACCCCATGTACGGCCTTCCTGTGAACGATGCCGTCGTACAGCTTGCCAAGGCTTCCATGAACATCCTTGAGGCTTCGAATGTGCAAGTGCCTAGGCTGAAAGTCCCGGGTTCGCTCACCCGGGGCGGCGTCTACAACCCATATGCGGATCGCGTCCGGTGAAATTTCCTCTCACGCAAGGGGCGTATCAATCGCGCAGCGTCATCGCGAACGCCCAGCGGTGCCTGAACCTGTTCCCCGAGTCGAATACTGAGGATGCGCCGTTCCCGGTCACTCACTACACGACTCCCGGGCTCCAGCTGCGCGGAACTGCTCCAAACAACGAGCCATGGCGCTGCCTCTACGCTGCGTCCAATGGAGTTCTATATGGGGTAACGGGAGGTAAAGTCTATGCGATTGATGATGCATTTGCCTTCGAAGAGATTGGAGATGTCAACTTCGCCCCTGGGCTTGTGTATGCCGTAGATAACGGCGTGCATGTGTTTCTCGTAGATGGCACGGCAGACGGATATACGATCAAGCTGAAGACGAACGAGCTATCGAAGGTAACTGACGGCTCGTTTTATGGATCATCTCGTATTGATATCTGCGACGACTTCTTCTTGTTCAACCGCCCTGGGACAAACCAGTGGTACATCTCCAATTTCCAAGATGTTACCTTCGATTCTCTGGACTTCGCGGCGAAAACTGGTTTTTCTGACAACGTTGTAGCTGTGGCTGCGGTTAAGCGTCAGGTGTTTGTATTCGGAGAACTGACCACAGAGGTATGGTTTAACGAAGGAAATGCAACTTTCCCATTCAGTCGCATGCCTGGCGCATTCATACAGCACGGTTGCGCATCGGTCGGCAGCATCCAGCAAATGGATGGGTCGCTTTACTGGCTGAGTCGAAGCCCTCAAGGGCACTGTGTATTCGTCAGATCTGTCAACTACGAAGCCGCTCGGATTTCCACTCATGCAATCGAGCAGGAGATAAGCAAGTACGCGCGTGTTGATGATGCGATTGCATACACATACCAGCAGGACGGGCACTACTTCTATGTGGTGAACTTCCCCACTGCGGACAAAACGTGGGTATATGACCTAGCTACCCAGATGTGGCATGAGCGGGCTTGGCTCGACTCAAATGGCATAGAGCACCGTCACCGCAGTAACTGTCATGCGTTCTGGAAGGGCATGACCCTGGTAGGCGACTGGGAGAATGGAAAGCTCTACCAGATGCGGACTGATGTGTATCAAGACAACGGTGCAGCTATCCGCCGAGTGCGCTCATTCCCGCACATGTTGAGTGATTCGAACCGAATCATGTACCGCGAACTGGTGGCCTCCATGGAGGTTGGTGACGGTAGGCCTGATAGCTTCGAATCTGGTGAATTGCGCCTGCGCTGGAGCGACACGGGAGGTGCTAGCTGGGGGAGTTCAATCAGTAGCGAGCTAGGTCCGCGTGGCGATCACATCAGGTCATTGCAATTCCAGCGCCTCGGCTATGCGCGAGACCGAGTGTTCGAACTGTCGTGGATGGCCAACACGAAAACCGCGCTGAACGGCGTATTTCTGCGCGTTGAAGAGGCCAACGAGTGATGGGCGTAAAGGCCAACATTCCAGAGTTCAACACGCCGTTCATTGGGCAGGATGGCCGGGTTAACTACATCTGGTGGCAATTTTTGCTCAAGCTTTTCGCCAGGACTGGAGGAACCTCTGGTAATGACGGAGACGCTTCGCTTGAGTTGATCCGATCACTAGAGGGCAGCGCTGCTGCTGCGGTCGCATTCCAGGCTATTTCGGGTGATTCCCCGGGCGCTGATGCGCAGATTGGCCGTATGCCTAGGCCGGCGGTATTGGTTCCCGACCAGATGGCCTATCAGCATGGAATTCACGATGCAGGGGATCTGCACGCAGTAGTTACAGCAGCAAAGAATGGCTTCATGACCTCGGCGGACAAGTCCAAGTTGGACGGTTTTCCGAACATCACGCCTGTGGCGTTGACTGCCGACGCGACCATCGTAAATAGCACGGCTGATGGGAACATTCTGCAACTGACTGCGCCGGCCAGTAGCCTGGTCGTTGGTTCGACTCTCGGCGGCCGCCTCTATGCCCTTGTTAGCTCGGCTGCGGCAACCGGAACGCTGAGCGTATGGATCAAGATTGGCGCGACAAAGGTAATCACGCAGACCTTCACGATGCCTGCCTTGGGTCAGACCAATACAGGAATGTCGTACTACTTCACGGCTACTGTGCGTACCACGGGTGCCTCAGGGACGATCCAGCTATCTGCGCTAATGACCTCGAACGGTAACGCTCTGAATGCCGGCCCCGTTGTGTCGACAGCTAGCGCGACCATCAACACAACTATTTCCAACACGTTCACCCTCGGCTGGAACTGGAGCGTCGCCAACGCTGCAAACAGTGCCACCGCGAAGAACGCTGTCCTGAGCCAGGAGAAGCTATGAGTCTCACCTACAGCGAAATGATTCGTGGGCAGTTGCTCACGGCAACTCCTACCTCCTATTACAGCGCCCCGTTGAATTCCTCCGCCTCCATACAAGCCGTGACGGCCAACAACCCTACCGGATCTGCGGTGATTGTAGACCTGTACAAAGTGCCCTCTGGATCTGCCGCCGATGCCTCCACAAAGATCGCCTCGCGCACTGTTCCGGCTGGCACGACCGTAACCCTGTTCGATGCACTGAACCATAAGCTTCAGTCGGGTACTGCCCTGTTCGCGGCGGGGAACGGATGCGGCCTAAACGTCTCTGGCGTGGAGTACATCCCGGAATGATCGCATCGCCTGATTTCGTCAGGTCGATCATTACCCATCCAGAAGTGTGGCCGCATCTCTCGGAAGATGGGGATGACCCCGCCGAGTTTGAACCCGCAGACGCGATCTACTTCCGCTATGGCGACTTCGGTTTCGTCGAATTCAGAGCGTGTGGGCGCCACTGGTATCAGGCGCATATCGCGATGCTTCGGGGCACTCCACGCGTGCAGTCGTTCGCTCGGCTGTGCATGGAGATCATGCGCCGAGATCACGGGGCCCTGGCATTTACCGGGTTCATTCCGGCGACTAACCGGGCGGCACTGATCAATGCCCTGCGCTGCGGGTTTAGCGAAGAGGGCAGGATGAAAAACGTTTTCCTCAAGAACGGCCAACTGGTCGATATGGTTGTCATGGGAGCCAGATAATGGGCAGCGTCAAGAAGATCGTAGGCAGTATCACCGGTAGCACTGGAGCAGATGCGGCCAAGGATGCGGCAAATGCGCAAGCGGCAGCCGCTAACAACGCTGCCCGGCTAACTCAACAACAGTTCGATCAGCTGCGCAAAGACCTGGCTCCATTTGTTTCCCTGGGGACTGGATCGCAGAACGCGCTTTTGCAGGCGATGGGTTACACACCAACCTTCAAGGATGGGCAGCTATCTGGCTTGGCAGTGAATCCTAAGGCTGCGCTGCAGCAGCAATTCAGCTTTACAGGGAAAGACCTCCAGAACACCCCTGGCTATCAATTTGCCCTGAATCAGGGACTCCGCGCAGTTCAGAACAGTGCGTCGGCGCAGGGGCTCGGGTTGTCCGGCGCTCAACTAAAAGGGGCTACCCAGTATGCGACCGGCCTTGCCGACCAGACCTATGGTGACCAATACAACCGCGCCCTGAGCACCTACAACACCAATTATCAGACTGCTGCGAACAACGTGAACAACCTGATGCAGCTTCTGAACATCGGACAGTCGTCCGCTGCGCAGACTGGCGTTGCAGGCCTTAACGCTGCGAACACTGCCGGTGGTTACCTAACCCAGGGCGCTAATGCCATCGCATCCGGCAAGATCGGGGCGGCCAACGCATATGGAAATGCCTTGCAGAGTGGTATTGGGACTGGTCTAGGACTGTTTGCTCTCATGTCCGACCGGCGAATGAAGGTCGACATCAAGCGTGTCGGACAGACTGATTCGGGGCTGCCGATCTACACCTATCGCTACAAGGGCCACCCCACCGTTCATATGGGCGTCATGGCCCAGGAGCTTCAGGCCGTTAACCCGGACGCGGTTGTTGAGCGCGATGGAATCCTGTTCGTGAACTATGCCGAGGTGGCGTAATGGCTATCGATCCGAGCATCCCGCTTCAGGCATCAGCCGGTGGCGCCCAGAACCCTCTTGCCATGCTGTCCGCTGCAATGCAGTTGCGCGGGGCGAACCTGAACCAGAGTGCCCTTAATCAGCAGATCCAGGCAAACCAGGCGGCTTCTGCGGCTTACCAGCAAGCGACCGATCCGACTACAGGGCAGATCGATTACAACAAGTTGACCGCTCTGCTGGCGAACTCGCCTGCCGCCTACAACCTGCCGCAGATACAAGCACAGATTGCTCAGCAGAAGAACGCACAGCTTGAGAGCCAATCGAAGCAGTTTGAGCTTGCTCGAAAGCAAGTGAATTGGCTCAAGGGCGGCCTCGGCTCGCTGCTCAACAACCCCGGGGTTAGTGGGGCGGATGTGATGAAGCTTGCTGCTGGAGGGATCGCGCAAGGCTTCCTCACGCCAGAACAGGCCGCCGAAGAGCTTCGCTCCATGCCTTCAGACCCCCAGCAATTGCAGGGATGGCTGCGCAATCTCTATGTTCAATCGCTCGATAGTGACGCTCAGCTTCAGGCCATCCAGCCTCAATTCCAGACTATCGATACTGGCTCTGCAATTGGCTTGGTCAATACCAACCCGTTGGCGGGCGGCCAGCAAGTCGGCCAGGTCGCCGCATCGTTCCAGAAAGGGCTTTCGCCGGAGACCGCAACGACTCCCACCGAGATCTTCAACCCGCAAACTGGCGCTCCTGAGCTAGTTACGCGCGCCCAATTCGCCGGAATGGCAGGTGGTGCGCCGAGCGGTAGATATCCAGGGACTCCCGGGATCAATCCGATGGGCGGCGGCGTACAAGCTGCTCCTGGAATCGGCCAGACCGCAGGCGCTGAGGTGGCGGCGCGTGGAGCCGCAGAGCGCTTCAACAACCTTGCCAATGACGCCGGCAATGTGAGGAACACTGTTCAGGGATACGACGCAGCACTGGGCGCGTTGGAGAATCTTGGCCGCTCAGGCCCGGCTGTCGACAAGACGATGCTGATCAGTTCGACGCTTGAGAGCCTGGGGCTTCCGTCCGACAAGGACGCGAACGCGAACTGGCAATCTCTGAACAAGTACTTGCAAAACGCTGGAGCGAGTGCGGCAGCGCAGGCCGGCTATGGCGGCACGGACGCGGGTCGAGCCGTCTTTGGAGAGGGGCAGCCTTCAGCTAAGTCGATGAACCCTGAGGCGCTTCGTGAGGCAATCCAGTATGTGAAGGCGCAGAACCTCGGCGTTCTGGCAAAGCAAGGTGCAGCCCAGCGCTTCATCGACCAAAATGGCGGTGACTACACGAAGTACAGCCAGTTCGAAACCCGCTGGAACAAGACCTATAACCCAGACGCCATGTTCTACATGAGCCTGCCTCCTGAACAGCAAACGGGCTACATCAAAGGCCTGTCTGCGGATAAGCGCAAGAAGCTGGCCGAGAGCATCCAGAAAATGGACATGCTGGGGGCCTTCTAATGGCGAACTACGACGCTTGGATCGAAGAGGCAAGCAGAGCGCACAACGTAGACCCTGGCCTTGTTCGCCTGCTTATTGGGCAGGAGAGCCGCGGCGATCCAAATGCCGTCAGCCCGAAGGGTGCGAGGGGGTTGGGTCAACTGATGCCCGCGACGGCAGCAGAGCTAGGCGTTGATCCTACTGACCCGCGTCAAAATATCTTTGGTACTGCGCGCTACCTGTCCCAGCAACTGGACAGATTCGGCTCCGTTCCCCTCGCGCTGGCAGCATATAACGCAGGCCCAGGAACGGTTGAGCGAGTTGGCGGAATACCTGACTACCCCGAGACTCAGAACTACGTAAAGGACATCATGGCCAAATACCAAGGTGCGCAGCCTGCGTACGAGCCGTCTAGCGCTTCTGTGTCTGAGGCCCTTGCGCGACTGAACGGTGCGCCGGAGGCTGCTCCTGGCGGTGATGGGTACCAGCCTTCAAGCCAGGCCGTTGCCGATGCCCTGTCGATGTTGAGCGCGCCAGTAGACGAGAAAGCTGGCGAGCCTGTCGCACAGGCACCTCAGGAAAAGGGCCTGGGAGATCGACTCAAAGACCTGAACGCGGCCATCAACGCCCCGGCTGTCGGGTTCTTCCGTGGCATGCGGGAGATTGCAGATGCGCCGAGCGAGTGGCTTGCGAAAGGTTCAGAGGCAGCCGGAATCACGGACGCCTTGAAATCGCTTGGCATCGATATGCTGACGGGCGAAGAGCAGTTGGCCGCAAACAAGGCGCGCCGCGCAGGTTATGCGAACGAAAGCGGATCGGAGCTTGCCGGCCGCGTTCTTGGAAACATCGCTGGTGTGATGGTCCCTATGGCCGGAGCGGAATCTGCTCTTGCTGGTGGTGGGAATGCTCTCCTTGGGGCGCTGTCGAATTCGCCTAGAACTGCATCGGCACTCCAGGGCGTCGGGAACTTCCTGTCCGGTCAGGGAGGGGCGCTCTCCAAGGCGGCATATGGCGCAGCGCAGGGAGCTGGATCTGCCGCGCTTATGTCTGGCGCGAGCGACTCTCCATTGGAGAACCAAGTGGGCGCCGGGGCGGCTATTGGCGCAGTAGCAGGCCCCATCGTGTCGGCCCTGGCGAATCCAGTTTCGCGCCTTGTATCTCGAGCCAGGGGAGCGGTTACTCCTAACTCTGCCATTCAGAACAACGCTGATGAGGTCATGGAGCGCGTCAGGGTGACTCTTGAAGGTGGGGGCACCGACTTGTCACAGATCCCTCAAGGCATTCTTCGAGGCGTAAGGACGCAGGTTGAAAACGCCTTGCGCGCTGGCCGACAGATTGATCCTGCGGCTCTCGCCAGGCAAGCGGAGTTCGAGGCGCTGGGTATTCAGCCAACCCTTGGGCAATTGACCAGAGATGCCGGGCAGTTCACCGCCGAACGAAATATGCGCGGTATCGCAGGCGCCGGAGAGCCACTAGCTCAGCGATTTGCCGAGCAGAACAACCAGCTCATGCAGGTCCTGGGGCGGATGGGTGGCGCCGATGCTGTTGAGGCCGATGCTGCCGGGAACGCTCTGGTCAACCGCCTACAGGCCTTGGACATGCCCCGCCGTGAAGCTGTCAATCAGGCGTACCAATCTGCCCGGGATTCTGCCGGTCGCTATGCCAACATCGACGTTCCTACGTTTAGCCAGGCTGCAAATCAGGCGCTCGACGAAAACATGTTGGGGCGCTGGTTGCCGGGGCAGGTGCGGGACATGCTGAATGACATCAGTAGCGGTCGCATTCCCCTCAACGTCAATACCGCTGTCCAGGTCGATAGCGTCATGAGTGAAGCGCAACGCGCTGCCACGCGGGCGGGGGACTCTGCTGCTGCCAGGGCGGTTGGCGTGGTTCGCGACGCACTCCAGGCTGCGCCCGTGGAAGAGGGTGCAGGAGCCGCAGCAAGGGCACAATTCGATGCTGCCAGAGGGCTGGCACGAGCCAGATTCGCCGAGATTGAGGGTATACCTGCGCTGCGCGCGGCACTGGATGATGCGCGCCCGGATACATTCGTGAAGAACTACATCCTGAATGGGGATCCGCGCGGCGTTACCGCTCTTGGTCGGTATATCGCAGAAGACCCCGCCGCCATGCAGACCGCTCGTTCGCAGATCGCAGCGCATCTTCAGGAAAAGGCGTTCGGACGCAATACTGCGGGTGATGCAACGTTCCGCCAAGATGCATATAACAAGGCGCTCCAACAGATCGGAACCAACAAACTGTCGGCGTTCTTCTCTCCAGAAGAGGTTCAGCAGCTACGCCTTGTAGGGCGAGTTGGCGCGAATATCAACGCCCAGCCGGTCGGGTCGGCAGTTAACAACTCGAACACCGCCGCTGCTGCTATGAACCTGCTCTCCGAGATGGGCGGATTCAGCAGCTACCCGGGCATCAACGTGGTCAGGGAGAGTTTTAGAACCTTCTCGAACGAAAGGGCTGCGCGCAATGCGTTGCTACCGCGACTTGAGAGGGTTCAGACAGATCCAGCAGATGCAAATGCTCTGATTCGCTTGCTCACCTCTGGAACAAACTCCCGCATCACTTCCGAGCAACCGCCTCGGCAACGACAGCAACAGAAATAAACGCCCAGTAAAGCCACGCGTTCAACTCCGTAAAGTCAAACATCGCATAAATAACGTCTTTCGCTACTTGCGAGAGATAGTCCATATATTGCCTCTAAAAAGGTATTCGCCATGACCCAACTGTTGCCCAATGGCAAGCAGCATTTTGTCGACAACAACGGGCATCCGCTCGTCGGTGGTCGTGTCTATCACTACTACGTTGGGACCAACACGCCGAAAGACACGTATCAGGATAGCTGGCAGACGATACCGAACACAAACCCCATCGTTCTTGACGCTAGGGGTGAGGCATCAATCTATGGTTCAGGACCATATCGCCAGGTATTGACAACATCATCTGGCGTTACGATTTGGGATCAAGTAATCCTAGACCCTTCATCTGCTGTTGGTGGTGACCTAGACGCTTTCAAAGCTGACCTTGCCAATAACACGGACCCTCTAAAGGGCGCCGGTCTAGTGGGGTTTTCAAACAGTGCAGTTTACGCAGACGGCACGGTTGGCGCTGGGATCCGCGAAATAAACGCCAAGATTGGCGTAATCGTGACTGACTATGGCGCAAAGGGGGATGGCGTTACGGATGACACGGCATCTATCCAGAGTGCGATTGCCGCAGCAGGGGAGTATAGCGATGTAATATTCCCTGAGGGCACCTACCTCATCACCTCTACGCTCACCTCGTTGACTGGTCAGCGCTGGCTTGGCAGGGGGGGTCAACGAGGCACCACGATCAAGAAGGGTGCCAACATCGACATGGTGGTTGTTGGTACGCTTTCCACCATTCTGGATATCAACCTCGAAGGCGTTGGTGCCACCTATACAGGAAAGGGGTTCAGGATCGTCTCTGGATTTAGTCAGACGATCACTCGGTGCCGTGCGGTAAACATGGGCGGTAACCCCATGTGGTTCGATGTCGACGCAGGTGGCGGGGCTAATGTGACATGCTTTGAAGGTTATCCCGTAGATCCAGATGCCTATGCAGGGATCCAGATTGCTGGTGATACCGGGGCTCATCCTCGATTTTTCCGGGGTATTTGGCTAAGCGGTGCAAACTTCGCGCTTGGTCCAGGCGGTGGCAATGGTGGAAGCTTGTCGGAATTCTATATTAGGACTTTCATATTTGATCCGACATCTACGCTTTTCCATATTTCAAATGGTAGGTGTTCCACTCCATCTACAACCATTAGGGGATTTGACCATTCCATTGACGGGGTGGCGTTCCCTGGACCTTTAACCCTTGACTCTGCTCAGGGAATTAATTTCGGGCCATCCTGTGGGATAAATAACAATTTCACCGAAGTAAACTCACAATACAACGCTGTCTATATCCAGCGGAGGACTTACACTCCTACGTGGGTGCAGTCTACTGCTACGCCATCGATAGGAAATGGCACTCTTACCGGGAATTTCGTCAGGTCTGGCCATATGTGCCACCTCCAGCTTGAGCTTATTGCAGGGTCAACGACCACCTTTGGTGACAGCGCCTCGGCTTATAGGTTCTCGCTCCCGTTCCCCGCGCATCTTTCTTTCAACCAGCGCGGCTTCCCTGTTCGTATCTTCGACAAGAGCGCTGGTGCGGATTTCACTGGATGGGTTAGTATTGCGGCCGGCTCTACAGAGTTTACGATCTCTTTCGGCGCGCAATCGGTTAGGGCATCTTCGCCCATGACATGGGCAAATGGGGACACCTTGCAGTGCTCATTTTCGTACATGGTTAGGTAGGTTCGATTCGCCACAGGGATGTGGCTATCGGCTACAATCGGCGCCTGTCAATCTGGAGGACGCCATGTACGCCATGCTCACCGGGGTAACCCTGCTCATTTTTTCAGTGGTTGCGAGGCTTCTAGCGCGTAGCGCCATACATCCTTCGGTCGCTATGCCGGTCACCTGGGGGTTAGGCCTTCTCGGGGTCAGCCTAGCATCTATGATAGGTTTCTACCCTGTCGAGTCCGACGCTCTGCTTATTTTCCTCGCTGGTGTCCTTTCGTTTTCACTCTCGTCCGCTATTTTCTCTTTCATCTACAATTCATACACTTCTCCATATAGCTATAACATTCTTTTCGATAGAGATCTTCGAGCTAAATCTCTAGTTTTTTTCTTCTGTGTAGCACACCTATTTTTTCTCACAGTAATCTACAGGGATTTGTCCTCTATTGCTCCCACACTTCGTGAGGCGGCATATATGGTTCGCGCGCAATCAGTATCAGGGGAGCCACTACTTAGTTCTTTGTCTCTTAACTATCTCCAGCTTGGTCAAACAGTAATACCTCTTGTGGTCTTGCTTTATCTGCGCGGTAAGTGTGGGGCTATAGGTATGCTTTCTGTTTCTGCCCCATGGATGGCTGTAATCCTTCTGGCAAGCGGAAGGTCGTCTCTTATGCAGATGCTTGTTGGATTGTTCTTTATCTATGTTCTGGTAAAGGGTCGTCCATCCATCAAGAGCATTTTTGTAATAGGTATGGCAATGTTCTTGGTCATTGCTGTTGGCGCAGTTGCAACATCTAAGATCCAGTTTCACGAAGGTGATGGAATCTCTACCTTGTTCGTTGAGCTTTACCGTCATGTTGCTGGATATGCTTTGCAGGGCCCTGTTTTATTTGATCGGTACTATCAGGGGTTAATTCAGGTCGACCCTCATTGGTCTCCTTTTAACGGTCTTTGCAGTATGGGTTATATATTGGGATTGTGTGATAAGCCCATTCAGCACCTAGACTTTTATGCTTATGCCCCCGGTGAGCTTGGGAACGTATACTCAGTATTCTTCTCTATGTACCCTCACTATGGTGCCTTAGGTGTTGTTTTCTTCATGGCTGCTTATGGGATGGTTTGCTCGTATGCATACTGTAAAGCCAAGAAGGGCAGTCTGTATTTCACAATACTTTCCTCGTACTTCTTTTCTGCAATCGTGTTTTCCCTGTTCAGTGACCAGATATCCACGTCATGGTGGTTCTACGTCAAGATGACGATCATCCTGGGAATTCTGTGCTTCGTGTTCAAGCGAGATCGGATGTTCGTGATCCGGATTCCACAGAAAGCCAACTGA